TCAGCCGCGCCTTGATCGTGTTCTCATAGAACAGCCGCATGTCAGACTGCGCCGTCGCATAGTTTGCGCTGTCACTCGTCAGCAGGCTCAGCGGTATGCCGAAGGCCGCCGCTATCTCGCGCGTGGTTGTCTCGTGCATCTCCGGCATCGCCATCGTGTTGATCGCCGGCGTGATCGGCTGCACCGTCACTTCGCTGCGCATCGCCAGCACGCGCCACGCATTACGCACGCCCTGCATGCTGCGCTTGAAGAAGCGCTCGGTGCGGTCAATCTCGGTCGGCGCCGGGTTGCCCGCAATGGTCAGCAGTGTCATCGGCTGCGCGCCCGAAGAGAAGAAGCCGCTGGCGAAGTCCTGCATCGCGATGCGCAAGTTGGCGGCCGGCAGCGCCACTTGCGCCGGCGCCAGCCCGTTGCCCACTTCCGTGATGAAAGAAAACTCACGCATGAACAGCATGCGCTCGCTGTCCCACGGTCCGTACTCCATGTTCCCGATGCGCTGGCGGTATTCCGTCTTGCGCGTGCGCGCATCGTACTTGACCGTCATGCTGCTCGGCGTCAGGAATTGCAGCCCAACGGTGCGATTGCCGCCACTTGCAGGTTGTAGTTTAAGCGCGTACGCACCGCCGGCCACCATCAGACTAGCCTCCATCTCGCCCAGCAGTTTGCTCAGCGTTTGTGGAAATGGCCAGCTTACAAGCTTGTCACCTTTGTGCACGATGAACGGCACGCACGCCAGCGCGTTGGCGCGCAGCATCACTGCCCGGTACATCTGCGGCACCTTGCCGTAGGCTTGCGTCGTGTTGCCAACGCCTTCGGGATGGTCGATCATCTCCTGCGCCCAGCCCGGGATCGCGATGGTCGCCTTCGTGTGTCCGCCGATGTCGAGTAGTTTGCGTGTTGTCGTCATTACGCTCCGAATAGTACCACTGGCCCGCCGCGCGCCACTGCGCGCCATGCAAGCGCAAGGCTAATCACATGGTCGTCGTGCATGCCACCCGGTGCTGAATAGCGAACAGCGCCCGACGGTAGGCGCTCGCTTTCGTATGCTTGCAGCTCGTTGAGCAGCGTGGTGTTGTTTGTCAGCCCGATGTCTCCGCGCTCGATGGCAAGCGCCAGCGCATCTATAAGTGGCGGCTTTGTGATTGCAGTGGTTGTGAACGACTGCACCGGCAGCTCAAGCCGCTGCAGTGCTTCCACCAGCGGCCCGCCCATTGAGTTGGCTTCCGCGAGTATAGCATACGGTTGCCAGCGCGCGTGCAATCTCTGCAGGCGGTCCAGCTGCAGCGCGTAGGCTGTGTCCTGCATGCGCTCGACTGCCACCACCTGCGCCGTCTCGATGCAGACAACGGTGAACACCGTCGCGTCGTTTGTGCGCCCCCAGTCCACGCCCATCGCGTAGCTGCGCCCCGGCTCCGGCTCGGTCGCATGCTCGCGCACGCAATCAAGCACGCCCCGGAATACGCCGCCTGCATCATCCACAAACTCAGCCAGCCACTCTTGGCGGTACGTGTGATCGCTAACCATGCCGCGCGCAAGTTCAGCCGCGCGCTTGATCGTCTGCAATGGGTTATCGCTGCTCGGCGCGGTGTAGCTGCGCGTGATTGTGTTGGCCGGGTCTTGCCCGACAATGAACTGGCGCCAGAACCAGTTGCGCCCGCGCGGCGTGCTAATCAGCCACAGCCGCCCGTCTCGATCTGCCAGCGTCGGCAGCAATACGTCAGTGTAGGTTGACTCGGTCACGCGCGCGGCCTCGTCCACGATCACAAGGTCGAACGCCTCGCCGCGCAGTGCTATGTCGTTATCTGCGGTGTATATGCCAAGCCTGCCGCCGCCGGGAAAGTCCACGCTGCGGTCAGAACGGCGCGCTTGAATGCGCGGCTGCTGCACGATTGCGCGCTCGACGAAGCGCCATAGCGGCCGGCTGTTTGCGTAAGTAGGCGCCACCCATGCCACCACTCCACCGCTGGCGGCGCTGCTGATTGCCATCGCGCCGGCCATCGTTGTCTTGCCCCAGCGGCGCCCCATCGCCACGACGGCGATTTTATGACGGCTCTGTGCTATCCGTGTCTGGTCGTGCCGCAATTGCGGCAACTGCAGCATCGTAGCTGTACGCATTGACTGCCTCGATTTGAATCGGACCGAGGTCATCGCTGCCGCCAATCGGTTGCGGCACGTTGCCCCAGCCGTAGCGCAGCAGGTTCAATCGGTCGCCGGAATTCTTGCTCTGAAACATTGAGCGCAGCAGCAGGTCAAGGCGGCTCATAGTGCCGTTGACTGGCTCAGCTCCCAGCGCTTGAATGTATGCCTTCAGCGCGGTGATTGTCTGCGGCCTGCCGTGCGGATTGCCGCTAACGCCCTTCGGCCAGCGGTGCTCAGTTGGCGGTATGTTTCCGCCCCTGCCAGCGCCGGGCAGCAGCGGCACCTTTGGCTTTGCCGGCTTGCTCGTTGTTTGTTTGCGTTTGGCTGCCATCATGCACGCTCAATCGCCAGCGCTGGAAACGCCGTTGCCATGCGCTCAAGTATCACCGCGCAGTAGTCCGGGCTGATCTCAATGCCGCGGCACTTGCGCTTCAAGTTTTCGCACGCCACCATCGTCGTGCCGCTGCCTGCAAACGCCTCATAAATAATGTTTTCGTTTTCGCTGTAGTTTTCAATTAGGTCTTGCCACAATTTCAAAGGCTTCGGGCACGGATGGTTGGCTGTTTCTTTTGCAGTGTTACATTGTGCCGCAAAATCAAAGATGTCAAGGTGTCTTTTTTTACCCCACTTTTCGCCAAAAAATATAATAGGCTCCCAAGCCAAAAATTGCGAAACCCTTCCGTGTGTCTGTGTATTTCTTTTTATCCAAGTAGCAACATGGTAACTGTCAAACCAACGCAACCACAACGGCAAATTGTTACCACCTGCCGTAACTATTTGTTTGTCACTCACGCGCTGACACTCTGCAAACCATGCACGGCTAAACTCTTCGTATTTCTTTTCTGTTTTTTTATCGTCTACTGTTTTGCCATCATAATCAAAACCTACGTTATATGGTGGATCTACTGGCGCAAGTTTTGCCCGCTTTCCTCCCATCACCCGCTCCACATCCTCGCGCTTCGTGCTATCACCGCACAGCAGCCGATGCTCGCCGATGCGCCACAAGTCACCGGCTTGCACCTGCCACTTCTTGTTTAGCTCCGCAGCCCGGTTAATCTGCGGCTCGGCGTCTGTGGTGTCCGGCTCGCCAAGATCGTCAATCAGTTCAGCCAGCTCGTCATTCTCAAACAGCCCGTCCAGCATTGCGCGCTCGTTGGCCATCAGGTCCGCAATCACATCGGCGTCCCAGTCTGCCAGCTCAGCGGTGCGGTTGTCGTACAGCGCCAGCCGCGTCTTCTGCGCTGCGGTCAGCCCGATGCGCCGCACTGCAATGATGGTCTCGCCGTCAGCGTCCACCACCTGCACGCGCTCAATGCCTGCGCGGCCGGCGGCTTCGATGGTTGCGTTGCCTGCCAGCACCACGCCGTTCTCGTCAATCACGATGCTGCGCGCGGCTCCCACTTCGCCGAGCGCCTTCTCCAGCATCCCGACGTTGCGCGGGTTGTGGCGCCGGGCGTTGCGCGGGTCCGGCGTCAGGTCTGCCAGCGTCTCAATCACTGCGGCTGGCTTAGCCTTGCCCACTGTCCTCAATCCCCGTGGCGATGCTGTACGCTGCCAGCGCAGCCACCAGCGTGTTGGCCGCATCGTTGCCGGCCATGCCGCCCGTCTGCCACGCGCCGATGATTGCGACTGCCGATGCTACCAGCGCCCAGAACTTGCGGCTCTGCAGTAGGTTTGTGATTTTGAGCATGATGTTCTCCTGTGTCGATTGTATACCATCAGTACGGCCACTTGAACCAGCGCGCCACCAGCACAAGCTCCACCGCGATGCCGGCTATCAGCACCGCCGCCATCAGCAGCCCCGCCATGAAGTGCTTGCTCTCCGGTGTCATGATAATAATATTCTATATGCTTCGGGAATATAGGCAGTCAGACGGTATTTCATCAAAGTATAACCACTCAAATTCTACGTCGCCATCATTGCGACTTTTCCTTCGCTTCCATGGCAAGTTTGCAGTTTTGCGCAATTTGTCTGTGTCAAAAATAATCCAGCTTCTCAAACTACAATCTTTAGGATAATCCAAGCTGTATCCCACAAGGTAAAAATTAGCTTGGCAGCTGTACCATGTGCCTCTTTGTCCTTTAGAATTAACCACTTGCACAGTGACCGTGTCCTCGTGCCAGTTCAATAGTTTTTCCTGAATAGACACAAGGCTTTTGTTTGCTAATCGCAATGTCACGTCGATGCCCTGTCTAATATCTTTGTGCGCTGCTTTTTGGTTGTGCGTGCAAACTTCTACGTGTTCTTTGCCATTGTCATCAAGTACAAATTCGTTGCGATAAATATCGTTGGCAGCTGGTCGCATAGACTTTTCCAGCTGTGCCATTAAAATATGATGCGGATCGCGTGCTTTGTCAGCGATGATGTCTGTGCGAAATATGCCCGGCATTAGTCTACTAGCTCAGGCGCAATGCCTGTTTTTTCGTGCCACCTGTTAAGAATGACGCCAACATATTCGCGCTCAATCTCCATGGCATAGCATGTTCGTTTAGTGTTTGCGCAGGCCAGCAATGTTGATCCAACGCCGGCGAACAAATCCAACACGGTTTCTCCGCTGCGCGTCAAAGCCTGCAAAATTTCTTCCATGACAATTATCGGCTTCTGCGTTGGATGCAGCCGCGCGCTTTTTTCGCCCTTGTCAGCATTTACAAATCCGCCGTGTTTGCACCTAATCATCATGGCGCGCTTTGTGGTGTGCTGTGACTTGTACCATGCCAGCTCGAACGGTGCGCAAAATACGTCGTCTGTCAAATCATTGTCGCGCTTGTCCCAGCAAATCCAACTGCCGAGCGGCAGCTTGTCGCTAAAATAGTTGGCTCCAAATAATGCAACCGTTTTGTACTCCATGAATTGACGTGGATCAAATGGTTTGTCGTCACCAATAATGGCGTGATGCGTTGCGCTTCCGCCGTCCCTCGGCACCCAGTCCGGCTTGTATCCTATGCCATAAGGCGGATCAGTAATCAAAGCGTCTGGTTTGCATCCTGCCAGCAGTTGCTTGACGTCCTTTTTCTCGTAGCTGTTGCCGCACATCAACCGATGCGCTCCAAGCGCCCACACTTCTCCAAGCCGTGCTTGAAATTTGTTTTTGCCTTTTGTGCGTTCTTCTTTGCCGTCTTTTTCGCGCTCAAGCTTGCGCTCTAACCTCTGTAGCTTTAATACTTTGTGAAGTTTGCCTCTGTTTTCTACCACAATGGCAAACCTGTCAGGTTCCAATGCAGCAAGCTGCTGCGCAAGCGCGCTTTCCTTATTTGTCAGGCCCAGTTCGTCAAGAGTAGGAGTTGCATCCAAATGAGCGCGGTCCCAATTTGGAACCACGCTACCTTTAGACCCTATGTTTTTTGGCGCCGCCTGCAGTATCTCGCCCAGCTTGCGATATGCCTCATACTTGATGCTGTGCGCGTAGGCCATCGCCTCCTCGCCCAGCTGTTGCCGGCGCGCGTAAATCTGCGCGGCGTGCGCCATGTCCATGATTTTCTTCGTCTCGCCGATTGTCTTGGCTTCTGCCAGCGCGGTGCGTGCCCGGTCCAGCTGCACCACCATCAAATCCGCCTTCACTGTTTTGTCGTTCATGTTGGTCTCCATCGTGATTTTACTCGATATCAGGGTGTTCGTGTGGTAATTGTATGACCGGGCAGTATAACTTTCCCGTGTCGTAAAACATGTCGGCCTCGCCTTCAGGGTCTGACCCTTCCCGAAATCCATCAGCGAGGTCGATGAAGCCGGCCAAGTAGTGCCGATTTTCATCCGGCACAAACTCCCACAGCAGATAGCCGCTCGTCACGCAGCGGTCTGTAAACATGCGCTCAGGGTTTCTGTCTGTCATGTTAGTCCTCCCATTCGCGATAATCTCCCCAGTCGATGACAGTGCCACCGCTCGAAAAGTAGTACGGACTTACCAAAAAGTCCTCGCCGTCGGCAAGGATTACCTTGAAGTCCTTTACTACAAAGTTTTTCTCTTCGTGAATATCGTACTGTTTTTCTTCAAGACTTGGGCAGTCTTCAAACGGGTACATTTTTTCCAGAACTTTTTGCTTGTCTTCGTCCGGGATAACGTACTCATACACTTTTTGCTTTCCGATCTTGTGCTCCAGCATGGCGTACTGCGATAACATGCTAAAAAACGATTCGCTCATATCAGTCTCCTTTTGTGACCTTGCTTGTCGACGTTGAACCTTACGCGCCCAGCTGCTCATTCCATCACATAAGCCGGCGAAGTCATGCACCCCGACGGGCAGAAGTGATCCGTGACAATGTCGGCGTCCGGCCACCACGCTGGCGCCGGCTGCAGCA